CAGACGGTACAGACGGTACAAATGGCACCGATGGTACTTCAGGTACAGACGGTACAAATGGTACAGACGGAACCTCAGGTACAGATGGTACAGACGGTACAAATGGCACCGATGGTACTTCAGGTACAGACGGTACAAATGGTACAGATGGTACCTCAGGTACAGACGGTACAAATGGTACCGATGGTACTTCAGGTACAGACGGTACAAATGGTACAGACGGAACCTCAGGTACAGANGGTACAAATGGTACAGACGGAACCTCAGGTACAGACGGTACANATGGTACCGATGGTACTTCAGGTACAGACGGTACAAATGGTACCGATGGTACTTCAGGTACAAATGGTACCGATGGTACAAATGGAACCTCAGGTACAGATGGTACAGACGGTACAAATGGTACCTCAGGTACAGATGGTACAGACGGTACAAATGGTACCTCAGGTACAGATGGTACAAACGGTACAGATGGTACAGACGGTACAAATGGTACCTCAGGTACAGATGGTACAAACGGTACAGATGGTACCTCAGGAACTAATGGCACCTCAGGAACAAACGGTACAGATGGCACCTCAGGTACAAATGGTACTTCGGGTACATCAGGAAGTTCAGGTACTTCATCAACAGTACAATATCAAACTGGTTCTGCTACTATAACAGATTTAAGTTTATTAAAAATTTTAGATTATGATGATAATGTATTTGTAACTTCAAGTGCAGGGACATTAATATTACAATTTGGAGAACCTTCTTTACCTTCAATTTCATCATTTAGTGAACTTAACTTTAGAACTGACAGATTTAGTGGACCTGGATCTGGGGTGTATGTAGTAGATGATGCTTATGATTTTACATTAAATTATAATCTAAATGGTACTACATTTATTTCAGCTTCACTTTTAAGTGCATCTGGTGCTACCACAACTGAAATTACTTCATCATTAGATGGAGATGGAAGTTTAAAATTTTATGTAGATACTAACAATACTTATATTAATAATCTACACTCAGGTTCTAAAACATTTACAGCGGGATTACATGTCCAATTAGCAGATGGTTCTAAAACCAGTATAACTTCTAATTTAACTTCAGGAAATACTACTTTAAGCAAAAATGCCCCAGGTCAACCAGCAATTAATTTAAGTTATTCTTTAACAGGGGGTACTAGTTTTATTAGTAATAATGGGACAAATACCTATACTACTTCAAATATAGAAGAAGGAGCTACAGGAACTGTATCATTTACAACTACGGGGGGCTCAAGTAATGGTTGGACTACTGAGGGTATAACTCAAACGTCAGGGGACTCAAGCCCTATCACAGTAACAGCTACAGGAGCTATTACAACAATAACAATCCAAGAAGACTGGAATTCAGGGGGTTTAGGTACCCCAAGTAGTAATTCTAAAACTAGAAGTAAAGGTTATAGTAGAATAATTTCAAGACGTCATGGAGCTTCAATTAGTAGTTCATTTAGTGAAGCTGAATTACAAGACCTTTTAAATTGGGAAGGGGGAGATGCAGTCGAAAATGGAGATATTGTATTTAATGACATTGACCCTAATGGGAATACAGTAAGCATAGATGTAACAACAACACCAAAATTTATTTATATTATATATGATGACGGAGAAGATGATCTAACACAAGTAGTGCAAAACCAACAAAATATTATTAATGCTTTTACTAAAACAGTAGTAGGGGGATATAAAGTTTATAAAGGTCCTGAAATTACACTTTTACCAACAACCTGGGAAGCAACTCTATATACTTAATAAATCATGCCATTATTATCAGAAGGATTTACACTACAAGCTTCAATTCCAATTGACACTAGATTTTTTGTCGCGGAATCGGGATCGCTCTATAGTATCCTAACTGCATATAATGGTTTAACTGTATATGCTACTGGATCAAATGAGTATTATTTATTAGTAGATAAAGATAATAGTAACACTAATATAGGATGGAGACAATTACCTACTCATTATGTTACTTCAAGTGTAGCAGCAATTAGTACTACAACTACTTTATATAATATTAAAACAGGAAGCCAAACTAATGCTGAAGATATAAATTACCATAGTGCCCACTCAGATTACCAAATTTATGATGGAAATGGTACTAGAGCAGGCTCTTTAATAGCTAGTTTTAATGGAGAATCTTTAGATTACACAGATTTTGGCAATGCTGGAACAGGAGATCAAGCAAATCATATAGAATTACAAGTTGTTCTTATAACAGATGGTATTAAAATCCAAGCCGTTAATTCTAATGCATCTAAAACCCCAGAAGTTAAAATTTCTACTCGACTTTTATAATATTTATAAATAAACAACATGGCAAACACTCCTATATGGCCCGGATCTAGTTCCTTTTTCCCAGGAGAAACTCCTTTTGGATTTTATGATAATGATATAGACTTTCAATGTGATGCAGATAAAGTATCAGTATTTTGTGCTCGTCGTTTAGGATATCCTTTAGCAGATGTAGAATTACAAGACATTAATTTTTACACAGCTTTTGAAGAAGCAGTAACTACTTATGGTAATGAAGTATTTGCTTATAAAGCAAGTGAAAATTATCTTTCATTAGAAGGATCTACTACCGGATCAGATTTAAATTATAAACTTACTCAACCTAATTTAGGAGCAGAAATTAGAATTGCTGAATCTTATGGAGTAGAAGCAGGAGTAGGAGGTAATGTAGAATATTATACAGGTAGTATTAATTTAATAAATAACCAACAAGTATATGATCTAAATGCTTGGGCCTCTTCTTCAGGAATTGAAAGTGGAGACTTAGAAATTAAAAAAATATTTTATGAATCACCACCTGCTATTGTAAGATATTTTGATCCTTATGCAGGTACAGGAACTGATGTACAAGGTTTAATGGATACCTTTGGCTTTGGCCAATACTCCCCAGGTATTAATTTTATGATGATGCCTATTAATTATGATTTACAAAAAATTCAAGCTATTGAATTTAATGATCAAATTCGAAAATCTAATTATAGTTTTGAATTAGTTAATAATAAATTAAGAATATTTCCTATTCCTAATAGAAGTGGTTTAAAATTATATTTTAAATATATTCTTAAATCCGATAGGAATAAAGCAGTAATAGGGGATAAAATAGGTACAGGAGTAGTAACAGATATTTCTACTGTACCTTATGTAAACCCAACTTATAAGTATATTAATTCCATAGGTCGCCAATGGATATTTGAGTATACTTTAGCCCTTTCAAAAGAAATGTTAGGCTATATTAGAGGTAAATACACAACAGTCCCTATCCCAGGAGCCGATGTTACATTAAATCATGGTGACTTAATTACGGCTGCAACCTCTGAAAAAACAGCATTGTTAGAAAGATTAAGAGGATATTTAGATGAAACTTCAAGATCAAAATTATTAGAAAAAAAAGCCAATGAAGCTGAGTTTTTACAAAAAGATTTAAATAAAGTACCCTATACAATTTATATTGGCTAATGGCATTATTTGGAAGAACTCGTGATGTAAATTTAATTAAAACAATCAATCGTGAATTGTTAGGAGATGTTATTACTCAACAAGCTTCATTTTATAAAGTTAGATTAGAAGAAACTACATTTAATTTATATGGTGAAGCAGCAGGGGGTAAATTTTATGATGGGCCTATAATATTTAATTGCTTAGTAGAAAGAAACGACCAAGAATACCCAGAAAGTGATTTAGGTGTAGACTTTGATTGGAGTATAGTATTTAAATTTCTTAGAGAAGATGTAATAAATGCTGGAGTAAACCCCGAAGTAGGAGATATTATATTGTATAATGAAGGATATTATCAAGTAGATAATGTAGCTTCTAATCAATATTTTATGGGCAAAGATCCCTCTTATCCTAATGAACCTAACCCTCTTAACCCGGGGCTTAGTAATTTTGGAGGAAACTTATCTTATATAATAAAGACACATTATGAACCCGCTGATAAATTTGGCATAACTAAAGAAAGATTTTAATGGCAGACCAAGGCAAAACCCCCATCCCTAAATCTCAAAGAGAAATATCTAAAGGACTATCAAACCCTAGTATTGATGGTAGTGATCCCAATAATGTTATCAAGTATTCTACTACTTTAGCAGATGCTAGATCCAATAATCAGTCAGTTAATCCTGGTAGAGCTTCTCAAATATCTCAAAAAGATGATAGCTGGAAGCCCTTTACTATAGGTATAAAGGATTTAGATGAAGTTATTAAATATTATTTTGATAATGTAATAAAACCTTCTGTTGTACAAAATGATAATAGAATAGCAGTTCCTGTAATATATGGTTCACCCGAAAGATGGAAATCTATACAACGTGATGGGTATTATAGAGATAAAAAAGGAAAAATTATGGCACCGCTTATTATGTACAAGCGAACTAATATTGAAAGAAATAGAGGACTTACAAATAAAGTAGATGCTAATTTCCCTCAAAATTATGCTGTGTTCCAACAACCTTATTCTAAGCAAAATAATTATAATAATTTAAGTGTATTAAACGGTGCAAAACCTATCAAAACTTACCAAGCAATGGTAATACCAGATTTTGTTACTTTTACTTATACTTGTGTAATTTATACTTATTATATGGAACAGCTAAACCAAATAATAGAAGGTATAAATTATGCCGCTGATACTTATTGGGGTGATCCTGAACGTTTTAAATTTAAAGCTTTAATAAATAGTTATCAAACTATTACTGAATTAAGTGTAGGACAACAACGTACTGTAAAAGGTAGCTTTGATATTAAATTAAAAGGTTATATTATACCCAATGTTATACAAAAAGACCTCACTGCTCTTAAGAAATTTTCTAGTGATTCTAAAGTTATTATAGGACAAGAAACTGTAGAAAATCTAACAAGAGATAGAGGTAATACTTTTATTGAAAATATTAATACAAATTTAGATTAAAATGGCAGAACAAAAACTCACTCCTGAAGAAATTAATGAAATCAAAACTACACAAAAAACTCAAGAAGAATTAGTTACAAGTTTTGGGGAATTAGAATTTCAAATCCAAACTTTAGAGTTACAAAAAGAAAAATTAGTTGAGCAATTGGAAACTTATAAAATTAAAGAAAAAGAATTAGCTAACCAATTATCCCAAAAATATGGTAATGGTACTATAAACATTGAAGAAGGAATTTTCCAATCATAAATTCTATTTTGAACAATTTTAACATATTTATCGATAAGACAATTAATTAATTAAATCTTTAACCCTAAAATTCGAATTTTAACATGGCAGAACAAATAATCTCCCCAGGAGTATTTCAAAACGAAAATATTCCTGTGACACTCGAGGCAGCTGCAGCACCAATCGGAGCAGCCCTCATAACCCCTTCAGTAAAAGGACCTGTAGGAATCCCTACTACAGTAACTACATATAGTGACTATAAAACTAAGTTTGGTTCTACAGTTGTTAGTGGTGGTATAGAATATGCTTACTTTGGTAATATTTCAGCTCAAAACTATTTCAAACAAGGAGGTAGTAATTTATTAGTTACTAGAATTGTTAGTGGAGCAGTTAGCGGCTTTGCAGCAGCTTCATCCTCAAATATTGTAACAGGCTCTGATGCAGGTACAGGCACTAATAATGTATTTACGCTTCAAACTATTTCACAAGGAGCTAACCAAAATAGTAACAGCACAGAAACAGCAGGCCAGGCTTTACCTAATGGAACATCTGATAACCTAAGATTTGAAATCTCTAATGTAGATTCTGGATCAGGTATCTTTACTCTTTCTATTAGACAAGGTAATGATAGAACAGCTGATAAAACTATTCTTGAAACATATAGAGGTGTTTCACTTGACCCAAAAAGAGATGACTACATCGCAAAAGTAATTGGTAACCAAACATTTAGCATTGGTACTGATGGTGATGATTCATTTGTTGAAGTCACAGGTGAATATCCTAATAAATCTAAGTTTGTAATTGTAAGTGCTGTTAATAAACCCACTCCTGATTATTTAGATGGTGCTGGTAATTTCAAACCTGCATTTACTTCCTCAATGCCTGCTAACCAAAGTGGATCCTTCTCAGGAGGTACAGGTGCATTATTCCCGACCGATCAAACTGTTAATTGGTACAAGGATATTACAAATGCTAATACACAAGGTGTATCCGCTTCTGATTATAGCTCTACAATTAATTTATTGAAAAATAAAGAACAATACCCTTTCAATGTCATATCAGTCCCAGGCTTAATTTATGATTTTGCACTTCATGCAACTCAATTAGATAAACTTGTTACTAATACTACAACTAGAGGTGATAGTATCCTTCCAATTGATATAGTAGCACATGGTTCCACAGTAGCAAATGCTGTTAGTGTTGCAAGTAATTTAAATACTAACTACGCAGCTGCTTATTGGCCTTGGTTATTAGTTAATGAAGAAGACTCAAGTGCTAATGTTTGGGCCCCAGCATCAACTATCCTTCCTTCTGTGTATGTCTTTAATGATAATACTTCTGAAGCTTGGTTTGCACCTGCTGGTTTTACTAGAGGTACTATGCCTAATGTAGTAGCTCCTGAAAAAACATTACCACGTGGTTTAAGAGATACTCTTTATAATGGCAAAATTAACCCAATAGCTACCTTCCCAGGTACGGGTGTTGTAGTATATGGTCAAAAGACGTTACAATCTTTATCAACTGCTCTTGATAGAGTAAATGTGAGAAGATTGTTAATTTCTCTTAAAGGATTTATTGGTAACGTTTCTCAAAACCTTGTTTTTGAACCTAATTCACTACAAACTAGAAACAGTTTCTTAAGTGTTGTTAATCCATACTTAGAAAGTGTTCAACAAAACCAAGGTTTGTACGCGTTTAAGGTAGTAATGGATGATTCTAATAACGGTCCTGATGTAATTGACAGACAAGAATTAAGAGGAGCCATTTACTTACAACCAGTTAAAACAGCAGAATTTATTGTACTTGATTTCAACCTCCTACCAACAGGAGCTGAATTCCCAGCATAATAGATTTTTATATAATAAAAGAAAGGGGTCGGATGAAAATCCGACCTCTTTTTATTTTTGAATATTTATAAGTAACCCAAATAAGGGTTATGACTTATAATTAATTTTAAAACAACAATAATGGCAATATTAGATCCAAACGAAATATTCTTTACAGCGTTTGAACCCAAACAACAGAATAGATTCCTCATGCTTGTTGATGGTGTACCTTCGTATTTCATCAAGGGTGTGGGAGCAATTTCATTAACACAAGGAGAAGTAGTTCTCAACCATATCAATGTATACAGAAAAGTAAAAGGTAAAACAACTTGGGGAGACGTCCAATTGACGCTCCACGACCCAGTTTCACCTTCAGGAACTCAAACCATCATGGAATGGGTAAGACTTCACCACGAATCTGTAACAGGTAGAGATGGTTATTCTGATTTCTACAAAAAGGACGTAACATTAAACATCTTAGGACCTGTTGGTGATATCGTTTCTGAGTGGGTATTAAAAGGATGCTTTATTAAGGATGCTAACTTCGGTGAGTATAGCTGGGACAATGCAGATGCAGCCCAAACTATCACTATGACTTTAGCCCCTGACTACTGCGTATTGAATTACTAATCAATCAAAATCGATTACAAAAAGGAGCGCACGAAAGTGCGCTCTTTTTATTTTTCGCGTATATTTATTAGATAATTTACGAAAAAATCAAATAGAATGATTTCTTGATATATTTATATCAAACAAATAAAGTTATTATAAATGAGTGAAGAAACAAAATTAAAATTCCCTACGGAAATCGTAGAGTTACCTTCAAAAGGTTTACTCTACCCTAAAGACAACCCCCTCTCTTCGGGTAAAGTTGAAATGAAATACATGACAGCTAAAGAAGAGGATATCTTAACTAACCAAAACTACATTAGACAAGGTATTGTTCTTGATAAGTTGATGCAGTCATTAATTGTTTCAAAATGCAATTATGATGACCTTGTAGTAGGAGATAAAAACGCTATAATGGTTGCTTCTCGCATTTTGGGTTATGGAAAAGATTATACTTTTGAGTATGAAGGACAGGAAGTTACAATTGATTTGTCTGAAATTGATCCTAAATGGATTAAAGAAGAAGATTTAGTAGAAAAAAATACTAATGAATTTAATTTTACTCTACCCCATACTGAGACCCCTATTACTTTTAAAATCCTAAATAATAAGGATGAAAAAGCTATTGAAGCCGAAATTAAGGGAGCTAAAAAAATAAATAAATTAGCATCTCCTGAATTATCAATGAGGCTCAAGCAAATGATACTCTCAGTAAATGGGGATGATAGCCGCAAGGCAGTTAGAGAATTTGTAGACACCTATCTCTTAGCTCGTGATTCAAGAGCATTAAGAGAACATATCAAGGAGATCCAGCCCGATATGGACTTAACATTTGACTTTTATCCCGAAGATGGGGGTGATACTCAAGAAGATGTTAAAGTCCCTATCGGGGTCACGTTTTTTTGGCCTGACGCGTGAGTATAGGATGAGCATGTTCGCTATGATCCATGATGTAGTATATCATGGTAATGGCGGTTTTGATTGGGAGACACTATACCATATGCCTATTTGGTTAAGGCGCTTTACCTACAATAGAATAGCGTCATATGTCAAGGATAGTAATGATGCTCAACAAAATGCTACGCAACAGACTGCAGGAGGTACAACTCGACAAATCGACTTTACCAAACCACCTCCTGACATGAAACCAGGCCAACGTATGTAAAAGAGGGCACTGCAAAAGCAGTGCCCTTTCATATTTATACGCAAACAACATTGTATGGCTTCTGAAGAACAGATTAATAATCAGTCGAGGTTTAATGACCTGCAAAGAGATAGTAAAGAATTACTATCTGATTACCAACAAGGCATACGAGAATCATCAGAATTTGTATCTGTTCTTACAACTCGTTCATCTCAATTAGTAGATGTATTAAAAGATACCGTATCTCAAAAAACAAAATCAACTCAAGCTGATAAAGATTTAATTAGTAGTATTACTAAAATAAATAGCTTAGCAAAAGGATTTGCTACACCCTATACGGATGCTGGTAAAGCCATTAGAGATTCTAATAAAGCTCTGGATTTACATGCTCGCTTACAAAAAGATATAGACGTAATAGGAAATCAATTAGGCCAAGACCGATTAGATCAAGCAAACGCTTATAAAAAAGCCGAAGAGGAAATTTACAACATCCAGAAAAAAGTTGATGCTGACCGAAAAAATGCTTCTAGTTTAGTTCTCGCTCAAGCGGATGAATTAATTGAAAAAGATAGAAAAAAAATTGAAGCTGAAAGACAATTCGCAAAATTCAAACAAGAAAATGCAACTTTAGATCTTGATGCTATTGATAGTAAAATTGCAGCCGAAGCAGCAGCTTCTCAAGCTGTTGAAAACTCTATTAGCGAACAAAAATCAGCTATTGCAGATCAAGTTCGTGCTCAAGATCAATTAAAAGCAGCAAAATCTGCATTGCTTTCATTAGGAGCTGGTAGTACTGATGCAGAAAGATCCGCGGCCCAAAATCAAATAGATGCAGCTCAAGATGAATTAGATCTTGCTAAAGACTCTGTTAAATTAGCTCAACAACAGCTTAACGTAAATAAATCATCTTTATCCCAAAAGCAATCTGCTTTTAAAGATGCAGAAAGAGAATATATACAAAGACAATCTGCTTTAAAAATAGCTGAAGAAGAATCACGTGTTGCTCAAGAAGATGCTCAATTTGCTTTGGATAATGCTAGAGCCCGAGGAGATCAGGCGGGTATTGAAGTAGCCCAAGCAGCTTTAGCTCTAGCTAATAATACTAAAAGTTTAGATACTGAACGAGATGCTTTAGAATTAGCAGAATCAAGATTAGACGCAGATCAACGAATTTATCTTGAAGGTCAAAAAGCTTTAGGTCAATCTCAAGCGGGAGTTGAATACCTTAAAGAGGAAACACAAAGAGTCCGTGAAATTGTCCAAGCCCAAACCTTATGGAATGGATCTTTAGGAGCAGCAAAAGACATACTGAAAAAAATAGGCCTAGACAACCAGATTATTAGTATAGGTTTAGATGAAGGTACAAAAGCTGCTCAAGAATATGCTGAAACTCTTATTAAAGGAAGGCAAGAAGCAAGAGGAGCAGCTGCTAGAGCAAATGTTGAATTAGAGGCAGCTTCAGCAGCCCGTATGGCAGCAGAAGAAGCTTACCAATCTTTACAAGCTAGTGGAAGTGAAGAAGCTATTGAAGCAGCAAGAAAAGAACTTGTTGCAAGAGAAGAGGTTTTTGAAAAATCTCAAATAGCAGCAGCAGAAGCCTCTAAAGCAGCAAAAGAATCCAGCTCATTTATTAATAAATTTAAGGATTCCGTTAAAGTATTAGGAGCAGGTATAGGAGGCACATTTAAAGGTATGGCTTCTGAACTTAAAGCTTTAGGTGCATTAGGTATATTGGTAGCAGGATTTAAAAAAGCATTTAAACTAATAGGAGGATCTATAGTTACAGGATTTATATCTGATTTAAAAGGTAAATTTACAGAAGGAATATCTTATTTAAAAGAACAATTCTTTTCACTCAATTCTTATATAGAAGACGCTAAAGTAGGAGACCAACTTCGTCTTCAATTATCTCAAGCAACGGCTGATTTAGCAACAGATTTAGGTGTGGGTACCGCAGAAGCTAAAAAATTAACTGAAGAATCTAGAAAAATAGGCCGTGAAATTGGTATGCTTCCTGAGGAATTAGCTAAAACCACTGCGGAACTAAATAAAGCATTCGGAACAACCCAGAAATTTTCACAGGATACTGTTAAAACAATGGGTCAATTAACCCATCAATTTGGATTAACTAATGAAGAAGCATCTAAATTTGTAAAACTATCTAAACTTTCAGGAAAAGAAACATCAGATTTTACATTAGAAACTAAAACTCGAATCCAATCTTTAAAAGAAGCATCAAACATTGCTATTTCTGAAAAAGAAGTTATGCAGGAAGTTGCTAAAGCAAGTTCATCACTTCAACTTTCATCTAGAGCCCAAGGTAAAAACTTAGCAGATGCTGCTTTTCATGCTAAAAAATTAGGATTATCACTAGCTCAAACTGAAGCTATAGGAAGTAATTTACTTGACCTTGAAAGCTCTATTGCTAGTGAAATGGAAGCAGAATTATTAATTGGTAGAGATCTTAACCTAGATAAAGCTAGACAGTTTGCTTTAAATAAAGACGTAGGAGGAGTAGCTAAAGAAATAGCAAAACAAATGGGCTCAGCAGCGGCATTTGGTGATTTAAATGTTATTCAACAAGAAGCATTAGCTAAATCAATAGGAGTAAGTGCAGATGAGTTAGGAAATATGCTTGCAACCCAAGAACTTTTAGCGGGAACTGGATTTGATGACATGAGTCAGGCTCAAAAACAATTCAGGGATCTCCTTAAAGAGACAGGCTCAGAAGAAGCAGCTCTAGCTAAAATGAGAGAGGATGGAGCATCAAAAACTTTAACGGATCAAATTAGAGTAAAATCTGCTCAAGAGGAAAGAGTTCTCCAAGAAAGGGAAATAGCTAATCAACAAATGGCAATGGCTGAAGAAGCTGGTAAGTTATTTACAGCATTTTTAGATGTTAAAAAAGCGGTAAAAGAAATTAAAAAAACTCTTGTTGACCAAATGGGTCCTTTCTTTGATTCATTTGCGGGTTTAATAGGAGAGGGTGGAAATGTTTTCCAAAATAAGGTTTTACCTTACGCTAAACAATTAGGTAAATTTATGAATGACGTAGGTTTACGTCTTATAGATATTGTTAAGAATAATGGCCCCGCTATGTCATCTATATTCTCAGGAGTACTTGATTTATTTGGATCTATATATAGCGTAGTAGGAGGAGTAGTCAAACAGTTATTAGGAATTAATGATGCTACTGCTACTTCATCATCATTTTTTGAAAGTATAAACGATACCATACAGTCTATGGTAGAAAAGCTTAGAAATGTTGATATAAGTGCTTTAACTGAAAAAATTAGAGGATTTATACAAGGAGTAAAAGATACTTTTACAGCAGTTAAAGAAGGTATCATGAAAGCGGTTGACCTAATCCAAAATTCTGCATTAGGTAAATTTCTATCAGGAAATGCAGGGTCAACATCTTTAGCTATTGCTCCCTTAGCTTTTAAAGGATTTAAAGCTAGTAGTTTATTTAAAAGAGGAAATAGCAAATCTATGCCCATGTTTGTGCAAGATGTAAATGGAGGAGGTATGATGGATATGGCTGGGTCAATGAGAGGAGGCCGTTCAGCAGGTATTGGTGGCGGATTTAAAAAAGGCTTTAAAGGTTTAATGGATTATGCCAAAATGGCCGTTAAAGGAGGACGTGCTGGTAAAGTAGGTAGAGCTCGATTATTAAGAGCAGGAAAAGGTTTAATTACAGGTCAAGGTGCTTCATTTGTAGGAGGTACTGGTAAAGGTTCAGCTCAAGCTGCTAAAGCAGCAGGTAAACTAGCAGGTGCTGCAGGTAAGTTAGGTAGTGTCGGTAAAACTTTAGGTAAATTAGCAGCAGGTGGTGGAATTGGAGCAGTTGTAGGTTTAGCAGCAGAAGCAACATTAGGGCATTTTAAGAAAAAAGCTGAAGAATCTGCAAAAGCTATGGATACTCAAATAGCTTACATGGAAGAAGGTCCTGAGAAAGAAAAAGCTATTGAAGCTCAAGAAGCCCAAGCCAGAAAAGCCCGAAACTTAGGTATAGCAGCTGAAACTGCTAAATTTGCAGGATATGGAGCTGCTATTGGTGGTATGATAGGAGGACCATTTGGTGCTGCTATTGGAGCTGGAGTTGGAGCTTTAGTAGGATTTACTAAAGGTATGATTGATGCCGAAAAACAAAGAAGAATAGATGCTAGTGCATACGGTAAATTCCAGAAAAAATTTAGAAGGCAACAATTACGTTTTCAAAAAGATACTGATAAATTAGAAGAGATAAGTAGAAAACGTAGACTTCAACTTGAAATGGATTCTGTTAAAGCTTCGAGTGAAGTTCGTAAAAAATTCCAAGAGGGACTTGGATCAATAGATTTATCTGGAATTAAACACACAGATGAATCTTTCCAAGAACTAGCTAAACAAGCTTTATATGCAGGTAATATTACTGAAAAAGAGTATGCTGAAGCTCTTAAGGGTACCATTAGCCCTATGCAACTTATGGAAACTGCAGCTCAAGGAGCCGCAGATAATTTAAATGCCTTAGCTGCAGCTTCTGACAAAGCAATTGAATCTGAAAAGAAAGCAGCAAAAGAAAAAGCAGAAGCAGACCTCGGTATAGATACTGAAGTTGTTGATCTTAAAATGCAACAATTAGCAAATGCTTTAGGTAACACTACACTTATAGAAAAAGGAGCAAACGATTTGTTTGCAGGTATGAAAGATAGTGTAATAGGTTTCTTTGATAATACGGATGTTTCCTCTATGATCGACGTTGATAATAAGGGGAACATGACTGTAAGTGAAGATTATAAGAAGCAATTTGAAGCTATAGTTGCAGAAGCTGCTAAACTTAGCAATGTTCAGGCTGAAGATATGGATGCCTTAAGACAATCTCTCATGGGAACCATGGAGGCATCAGGTGTAGAAATTGATAGTGCAGCAGATTTAACGACGGTTTTAACAGAAGGTCTTACAGCATTCAATCAAACCTTACAATCACAAAAATCATCCGTAGAACAACAAGTTCTTGCTACTGAAATTGAAGACACACAAATAGCAAGTGATCTAGAAAAAGCATTTGCTGCAAATTATAATGAAAATAGCCCAGTTAATAGAGCTATAGTAGATAATAATAAAGAAGCAACTGCCGCAATTCAAGCACAGTTAGAATCTGATGAAGCCTTAAAGGGCGCTCTTGAGGAACAAGGATTAGAATTCGAAAAAGTATTTGGAGATCAAGCTTTAAGTATGGCTGAATTTAAAGACATCCAAAAAGCATTATTAGCGGTTGCTATTAAAGGTGATCCTGCATTAGCAAAACAAGTTGAAGGCTTAGCAGGTGGTGGATTAGGAGGCATGCTTAAGGATTCAGTTCCTGTTGATGACTTTATTTTACGCCCAGACGGTGAAGCTCTTAAATTTAATAAAGGTGATTTATTAATAGGAGGTACTCAGCTAGCAGATGCCTTAGGGGTGGAATCACCAATAGAATCTGCAATGGGTATGTTTGGTAATATTGCTTCTAAAATAAGTAGTATTTCTCCTTCTATGCCTAATATGGATTCTGTTAAAGATAAAGTCGAACCTATAACAGAAAAAATAGATAGTCTTGTAGATTCTTTCTTTAAAAAAGAAGAAGGAAAAACAGAAGTAGAAACTCAAAGTACTGAAGATTTAAAGGTAGAACTTCAAGAAATGAAACAATTAATGGCAACATTTATACAACAAATGGGTCAAGTAGTAAATCGCCCAATTACCGTAGAATTAAATGGGAATAAGGTTGGACAAGCTTTAGGACAAGATTCATACAGAATACAATAATTCCATATTTATAATCACACTTAATGTGTTAATTAGATAACAACTTAAAAAACAACAACATGTCATTATTAAAATCACTAAAAGTATCTCTCTTAGGATTCAAAGGCCAAACACCACCAGTTACTAACCCTAATCCTTTAGGAGCAGGAGGTAAAAAAACTCTTAACCAATCTATCTTAGACAGAAATAACGGTGCTACTCCTCCTAAGTATACGGATAACCCACCAGCATAAATAACATATGGGCCTTATCAACCTTCAAACTAATTTAAGGTCCCTAAGCTACGGAAGCGGAAGAGGGGAGCCCTATGTGACTCAACCTCTTCCTGCTTACGATGAAGACCCGGGCAATCGTTATCTGGGAGCAGATATGTTTGGTCGTTCAGGTCAACTCCAAAGGGGCCTAACTGATGTCACAAGATTAACTAGATATCTTGCGAATGGTAAGGGCTTGCTTTTTAATGCAAAACAAATAGCATTAGAAAAAACACGCCCTAAAGTTCCTTATGGTCCTAAAAGAAGTTTTTTATTTAGCACGGTATTGGCTCAAGCAGGGGTTCAAGGCACAGGTATTCATTTTGATAGAACTAATGATTTAAGAGTAGATAATACTCAAAAATATGATTACCAAACTCGAACTTTTTATAATGATGAAGATAACAGACTAAATTTATTATACAAAAGTAAAATAGCATATCAATCTATTTCTCCAACTAATGTATTTTCAATTACAGGAATAGGTGATCAAAATAGTTTAATAAGTTATGGTGGAGGTCCTGGTTCTTTAGGGGGAATAGGTAGAACTACTCTTAAAAGATCAAATGAAGCCAAAACAACAACTACTCAATACGACAGAAATATATTAGCCCTAACTCAAAATAATATAAGTGAATATTATAAAGATAGAACATCAACAACTGGGTTTACTTTTTTTAGTGATGGTGGAGGGATTACTAACTTTACTTTAGCTTTAAATGAGCTATCAAATGTTGATTCTAATACTAAAAAAAGAATATTAGGTAGAATTACTCGTTATGACCAGTTTAATAGAGATAAAACATTTAAAACAGGTGATGCTGGGAATGATAAATTATTAGACCGACAATCATATTATACAGGAGCTCCTACTATTACTAGAGGTACTGATAAAATAAACTGGAAAAAAGTTTATTCTAGTGAAACAGGAGTTAATTTTAATAAAAGTACTGAAGATATGATTAAATTTTATATCGCAGTAATAGATAACGATAACCCCTCTAATAAAACTTATATCCACTTCAGAGCTTTTATTGATGGTTTATCAGATAATTACGGAGCTAATTGGAATTCAATAAACTACCCGGGTAGAGGTGAAGAATTTTTTAAGTATGGAGGGTTTACTAGAGATATTGGTTTTAACTTTAAAGTTCATGTCGCTTCTAGAGCGGAATTATTTCCAACATATCAAAAACTAAATTACCTTTCATCTATTATGGCACCTGACTACTCAGCTCCCGGATACATGCGAGGTAATATAGTACAATTAACTGTAGGAGATTATTTAAATGATGTTTATGGAGTAATAACAGGATTTAATTATAACATAACGGATGAATCAACCTGGGATATAGCTAGAAATAACGATGGAACTATAGACCCAAATTCAGCAGAATTACCTACTTTAATTAATGTTGATAGTTTTAGTTTTAAACCTATACATAATTTTGTACCACAAAAAGCATCTGACCCTTCAAATCCTCAATCTAAATTTATATCAATGGGATCTGATGCTAAAGGATATACTCCAATCCCCGCTCCTGCACCTTTAAACCCTATTAATACAGCACCTCCAACTCCCACTCTCCAATTACCTAGTTAATGAATAGATATAAAAACATACCTGTTTTTAATAATTCTACTATAAAGTCTGGGAAAAGATTTTATGGGATAGTAAAATACCCTGATATTCCTTTATCTGTAAGTGATATATATGTTATTACTCAAAAAGGAGATAGGTATGATTTATTAGCTAACCAATATTATGGGGATAAATCGTTATGGTGGATAATTTCTATAGCTAACCCTTCTATAACACAAGATACTTTAAACCCACCATATGGAGTGCAAATTAGAATACCTACCAATATCACCAATGTAATAAACAGTTATAACAAATTAAACCAACCTAATGGCTAATCTAACAGGATCACCTTTAGACTCTTATGTTCAAGACCAAATAGAGATCAGACAAAAAGTTTTAGGAAATAACCCTGAAATTCAAAATTTAGACGTTAGAGTACTTAACAACCACAATAAAAATTCTTGGGTTAGATTAGCATCTTCTGTAGATGTTATAGGAGAAAATATTTTATCTGAAGTAGGTAATATACCTAAAGGTGAAAATTTAGCTAAAGGCTTTGTTTTAATGGGAGGAGTTACTAATACTATTGGGGGTGCATCCCTCCCTAGAGGGGGTGTAATTCCTGACCAACAAAGCAATCAATACCCTTTAACAGCAGCCCAATATTCATATGGGTTAGGTAATTTAGATTATGGACTAACCCCTCCCCCAGGACTCATATCGGCTCAAATCCAACATCTAAACAGAGGTGCTATACGAAAG